GATGGCGAGAAATCCGCAGACAACCGGGCAAAAGGTGCTTTCTTTCGGTGTTGAAGCCGTGCTTCCTTTCAAGAAGACGCCAGCCAACATCCTGAAGCGCGGCCTTGAGTACAGCCCTGTCGGAATCGCCAGAAGCCTGACAACGGATCTCTACCACCTGAAGCAGTATCAGGACTATCAGCAAGGAAAACTGGATGCGCTGCCTGAAAAAGCTATCAGCCCGAATCAGTTTATTGACCGGATTTGCTCCGGCCTGACCGGAACCGGGATCATGATCGCTGGCGCGGCTCTCGCAAACATGGGAATCGTGACATGTGGCCTTGACGATGACGATGATGAGTTTGAGAAGGAGAAGGGCGGTCAGGCCTATTCCATCAACCTGAAGTTCCTAGGTGTTGACGCAACCTATACGATGGACTGGGCGGCTCCGATGAGCATGCCATTCTTTGTGGGGGCGGCCATCCAGAACATGAGCAAGGACGAGCAAGGGTTCAGCATTGATTCCCTGATAGATTCCTTCGGCAACATCATGGAACCTGTTTTCAATCTGTCCATGCTGGACGGCGTGAACAGCCTGCTCGACGTCAGTCAGAGCGACGATTCCACAATAACCCAGATAATCGCAAAAATCGGAACCAACTACGCGACAAGCTACATCCCGTCCATCGTAGGCGCGATTGCAAGAACCATTGACAGCAACAGCCGGAAATCGTTCGTGAAGAGCGGAGAAGGCGGCGGCGTCATGGGAACGCTGCGCTACGCGAGAGAGCAGACCGAGAACAAGATTCCCGGGCTCAGCCAGACGAACATCCCGATCAGGGACGTCTGGGGCAACATCAAGACAAGCGACGTCGTGGAACGGATCCTGGAGAACTTCGTGTCCCCTGGATACTATGAGAGCTACAAAGAGGATCCAGTGACCAACGAGATGGCCGCCCTGTTTGAGCAGACCGGAGCGACAAGCGTAATCCCGAAGGACGCGAGCAAGACCTTCAGCGCTGGCGGCCAGAAGTACGTTCTGTCAGCCGAACAGTGGGACAAGTACAAGACAGTACGCGGGCAGACAGCCTATGAAGGTCTGGATGCGCTGATCAAGACTGACGAGTACAAGAACGGAACAGCCGACGCAAAAATCAAGATGGTCGAGGCCGTCTGGGACTACGCCAACGAGCGTGGCAAGCTGGCCGTGGATCCTGGCAACCAGAAGCAGCGCATTACAGTCAACAAGACAGAGCTGGACAAGGCAATGGATGCTGGCGACTGGGAAGCCTACGAAGCTGTCAGGGAAGCCCTTCTGGAGGACGGCGTCACAGATGACAAGATCAAAACCCAGGTCGGGAACAAGTACCGTGACCAATACAAGGACGCCTACATGGGTGAAACCATCGAAGACACCGAACGCATGAACGAGATCGCTGGTATCTTGGAAAACACTGGGTACGATTTCAAAGACAACATCAAAGACTGGGAGAAAGATGCCAAGAAGAAGGCCAAAGAAGAGGAAGAAAACGACTAAAAACTTCCCCGGTTTCGCGCCGGGGAAGGCCGCTCCTGGCTGGCGTACTACCGAATTACATACCTACATAAGCCCTGGAAGCCTTGAAAAATAAGAAAAGTCGCTTGAATGGGGTTCAAGAGGCCGGAGGTTCGAATCCTCTCACCCAGACTCCCCGGAAGCCAATAAAATCAAGGCTTCCGGGGTTTTTCTATGTCTTCGAAAAGTCGGTAAAAATACCCCAAAAAACCCAAGAAATCCGTTCTACTACCTACGCTGATACCTACAAATTTTTAGCAAAAATGCCGGCCGAATTGACCGGTATTCAAGCGTCCGGAACTTGTTAATTTATTGTCAATGCCACCGTCAGCAGATCGTCCATGTCTGTGCTTTGATAGTGGCTCTGTGTGAATGCGTAATCCGTATGACCCATCAGGCCAGCTTTGGCTTTGTCGCTCCCTTCTGCGTTTTTCAGCTTGTCAGAGTAAGTGTGGCGAGCGGAATATGGAACCTTGCCCTCTGCGATGCCCAGATTCGCGCACAGGGGCTTGAAGACGTGCTTATTGAAATAGTCATCATTCATCTGCTTAAAGCCCTTAAAGGCCTGTTTCTGGCGCGTTAACGAGTATTGCGGAAAGAGCAGCTCCGTCCCCGGAACGAACAGCCTGGAGCGGACGATGTCGAGGATCTGCGGAGGGATGACCACGACACGATCCCTGCCAGCATCCGTCTTGCTGCCGTTGACCAGCACTTCGATGCCGTCAATGATCCGGTAATGCTCTTTCCGAAGGGACAAAAACTCCCCGGGACGAAAGCCGAGATAGCAAAGCGCATATAGATATTCCGCATACCGTTCCTGACCGATGGCCTGACGGATGGCTTCAACTTCCTGATCGGTCAGCGGCTCGCGCTGGACGGATTTTCCTTTTCCTATATAAAGGTTTTCAGCGATGTTCCGGGAAACCCACTCATGATCGAGGGCGTACTTCCAGAGCAGACCGGCCAACACCTTCATGTTCTGATGGGTGCGATGGCCACGCGGGCAGTCGTCAAGGCAGTCTTGCAGGTCGCTGGCTGTCAGCTCAACAATCTTCCGACGGTGGATCGCGGAGAAGTGCAGATACGCAGCCTGATAGCAGCCCATCGTCTCCTTGTCCACGCGAGGCTCATACCATGGACGCCATGATGCGTACAGATCTGCCACCGTCAGCTTGCAGGGTTCCTTTAAAGCGCGGAGAGCGGAGCAGTAAGCGAGGGCGTCGGCCTTCTTTGCAAAGCCACCCTTGGTGCGCTTGATTGGGACAGGCTGGCGGCTTTTGTCTTCTGGGATCTTATAGCCGACAATCACCTGGGCCGTCCACGTCTTCCCGCGCTTGTAAGCGGATCCCTGCCCATTTCCGCGAACCTTCAGCCTCATGCTCTCCCCTCCTTATAGATTCTTGTATAGCCAACAACAACGCCCAGGATCCTGATCGTGTCGCATTCAGGCCAGGTTTTCTGCATCGGTGGATAGGCCGGGTTGTCGCTCGTCAGCAGCAGACCGTTCGGGATGTGGTAGATGTGTTTCAGACAGGCGCTGTCATCAATCAGCGCGACGCCGACGGTTCCGTCCGAGACATCCGGAACCTGCCTGATATAGACCACATCACCATCAAGAAAGGTCGGGTTCATGCTGTCGCCCTGGACGCGAAGGGCATAATCTGCTTTCGCTGGGCCGTCTATGTACAGATCGACGCTTTCGTCTGCGAGGATGGGTTCCCCGGCAGCAACAGATCCTATAAGCGGAACCCTGTGGCACGACACAAGCCTCATTGGAACAAGCCCCTCCGGCAGATCGTCCGACAGGAAAGCGATCATAGGGACATTAAAAACATCCGCGAGCGCCTCAAGCGTCTCAAAATCCGGTTCCCTTCTCCCGCTTTCATACATGGTGATGGCAGACGGAGACTTCCCTATAGCTCTCGCAAGCTCTGCCTGCGTTATGTCTCTGCTCGTCCGCATGGTCTTTATCCTCAATCCGAGGTCAGCCTTACTTGGCATTTTATCACTTCCTTCCTTTAGGTTCCGGCAAAATCCTATCACGAAACGTGGAGAAAATCAATATTCTTCCACGAAACGTGAAAAAATCGTTAGGCTTTAAACACCGTTCGTAAAATTTTTGATATAAAATTTCACGAAACGTGTTGACAAGCTCAAAAATCGGTGCTAGAATCAACACGATTCGTGAAGGAAAGGAGGGAAGCAGATTGGACGGAAAAATGAACAGGGAAAGAATCGGACAAGTTCTGACCGGGTTGCGCAAAAGCCGCAGGGAAACGCTTTCAGAGGTTGCCGAGGCCGTCGGGGCAAGCCAGAGTGCCATTTCCATGTATGAGAGTGGCGACCGGATCCCGAGGGACGAGATCAAACTGAGACTGGCACAGCATTATGATGTGCCTGTTGAAAGTATTTTTTTTGCGAACGAACAACACGAAACGTGTGATTCGCCGGTCATCGGTACTTTCCTGCCAAGGGCAATTCCGGATCCGCTGGGCTGACAGACTTGAAAGGGGGAAAAATCATGGAATGGGATTATGTGAGCAACAAGCGCCTGAAAGAGAATCTCGCTCAGACGATTCTGGACATCGTCCGGGAGAACCTGACGGTTCCGTCATCGCTTGGAAACAGCAAGGAAGAGATTTATGGCGCGATCAAGGGCATGACGAAGCTGTACAGCAGAATCGTCGAGGAAATGGAGCAGGAGGCGAAGCAGGATGCAGCAGATACCTGACGCGCCGTGGATCCGGGACGCAGAGCGGAACGGAGTCGAAGAGGTTCCGGATCCGATCTGCCCGATGTGCAAGAAGGAAGCGGAACGGTTCTACTTCTACATCGACGATTCGAGCCAGGTCATCGGGTGCGATCAGTGCATCACCTGGGAGCCTGCCGAGTACGTTGATCTGTAAAGGGGTGGATGGCCAGATGACGGTGGAAGAGGCTCTGAAGAGCGAGAAGATACTGCTGTCAGCGACAGAGGCCGGATCTTTGCTTGGGATGCACCCGCAGACGCTGAACCTGATGGCGAGGCAGAAAGAGTTGCCATTCCGGTTCATACCGAGCGGCTGCCGGGTGAAGTATCCGAGGATCCCGCTCCTTCGCTGGCTGGGAATCATGGAAGGGGGAAACGACGGTGAAGAAGTGCAGAAAATGCAGGAAGTTTAAGACCCACAGCGGGACGGTGTGCTACCACCCTGTGGACGCTGATGAGCGGACAGCGACTGTCCGGTATTGGCTGGGCGTGCCGGCTGTTGCGGTGGCCTTTCTGGTGATCTGCTGCGTGGCAGCGGGGATTGTGTGAGGAGGCGAACAATGGCAAAACGGTATGAGTACACCATAACCCTGACCACGGCACAGGCCCGCGAGGTGCAGAAGGCCCTGGAAGCCATCATGCGCTGGATCCTCAAGCAACCGGAAATCATGCGAGAGTACCTACCTGACCGGCTGTGCTGGAATCATGGAGAGAATTTTGACATCAGCCTTGCAAAGCGCAAAGCGGCAACGGATCTGCTTAAGGTGGCGAATGATCTGCTTTGCCCCTACAGCTACGCGAATGGAGACGCCCCGCTCAAGACCGATCAGTGGCATCGGATTTATGGGATCTATCAGGTGATCCGTCACGCGATCTGGGAAGCAGAGAGCGATGACAAGTCGAAATGGTCGGTTGACAGCTGGACACCATACCCGTCCGGCAACGAAGAACTTCCGAAAATTGAGTGGAGGGAAGTCGATGGCTAGCAGGGAGAAGGTTATAGAAGGGATTGAAGCAATCCGCGAATTTTTCGGCTTTGGATTGCCGAGCCAATCGCCTACATTTGAAGCGTATCAACGTATTCTGACAGACGCCATTTCCCTGCTGAAAGAGCAGGAAGCGGAAAAGAAGTGCTGCCGTGATTGTGAATATTACGGTGCTTGTCATGACGAATAGCAGGAAGGTCGGTGAAGTGAATGAGCGCAACGGTTTATAAGTGAATTATTGTCTATGAAGGTGGATACACGGAAGAAAAACACGGAACGTGTTCTGCTGATTTCGCCGATGATATTGTTGATGTTCCTATTGCAATTATAAGAGAAGGTTGGTGGAGCGGGGATGCCTGACCGAGAGAAGGTTATCAACGATTTGCAAGACGCTGTTAATGATGATTGGATGTGGCAACACGCTGATTATTATGCATTGACCATGGAAAAAGCCCTTGCACTGCTGAAAGAGCAGGAACCTGTCGAGCCGAATGTTAGTGATATAAATGATCATGACGCACATGGCAGTTGGTGGTATCAATGCGGTAAATGCAAAATGCCGATAGACTACGGAGACAGGTTTTGCAGACGATGCGGAAGGGCGGTAAAATGGGATGCCTGACATGGAAAAAGTTATCAAAGGGATAGAGCACCACAGAAATGAGATTAAACCCAAATGCCTGGGCTGCCCATATTCAGAACCAAATCCAATCGGAGAATGGTGTATAAGCGGATTATTGGATGATATTTATGCCATGCTGAAAGAGCAGGAAACACTCAAACCGAAAAAAATAAAAGGTTACTATCCTCCAATGTATACGCTTTATGAATATGAGTGTGAAAGATGCAAGTCACCAATGTTGAATGGGCAACCGTTTTGCATGGGTTGCGGACAGGGGATGAATTGGAATGAAGCACCCTGAATATGATTCGCCTTTTAACTTAGTCATGAGTGACATAGAAACTCAAGCGGCAAAGAGCATTGATGAAATGTGCTGGAAAGCAGTTCAGCGGGTCGGAATCAATGTTGACAAAGAGAAACTGCTTGTTGCCTTAAAACAGGACGCTGAACGTTACCGTGAAGCATACGCAAAAGGATACGAAACCGGATATGAAAACCGTGACGACGAGATCGTCCGATGCAAGGACTGCTGCCACGGAGAGCCTGTTAAAAACGGAGCCGGAGAAGATTGCATCCAATGCAACAACGATGATTTGTGGCTTGATGGGAACTTGAATTTCCCGGATTGGTATTGCGCTGACGGAGAAAGGCGGTGAAGTTGGATGATTGAAGCAAAAGCATGGGTGATAGTTCCGAAACCTGGCAAGGATAGAACAGGGTATGTCATTGATATGTGCCCGTTGGTGTTGTGCGAGGATTGCAAATGGTATCAAAAAATTGGCTCCGAACAGTCAGAAAGACGCTGTGCCATCCTACACGTAGACACAGGTTCGGGCTGGTTCTGCGCTGACGGAGAGAAGAGAACAGACGTAAAGGGGGAGTAAAAAATGCCGACAAACCTGCTGAACTGCCGACCAAAGGAGAGTGACTGCTTTGCCTATGCAGACGGCAAATGCAAGGCGCTGGAGAGCTACATCCTGGTTAATCCAGAATTGCCACTTGGCATCGAGCGGAGGCTTGGGACAAAGTTCCGGCACGAACTGTGCCCGTTTTATAAGACCGCCGAAGAGGCTGGCGGGACGTATGACGAGCTATGCAAAAAGTATCCTGTGGATGCCGACAGAAAGGATGAAAAGATATGGAATCCGATGCTGAATGGCTCCGGATCTGGGAGCCTGAAAGGTATTTTGGCAAGCATGAGCGGTACGAAACTGTGACCGGGCCAGGGGGCTATGTGTACGACTATCAGACCAATGGAAACTTGCTGACAGCGCCCGTGATCCGGGCGATCCCAGTGGATGGTCGGGTCGGGCTGTCGTGGACGCAAAGCCCGCAGGTCAAATTCTGGCTGGACGAACCGAAGAAGACGATCCTGGAGCGGATCATGGACTGGCTGAAGTCCTGACCATACAAACAAAAGAAAGGGGTTTAATCAATGGGTGTACCTGTACTGATCCTGGGTGAAAGCGGAAGCGGAAAGACTTTCGCCATCAAAGAGATGGATCCGAAAACGACCGGGATATTCCTGGTGGAAAAGCCACGGTTGCCTTTCAAGAAAGCGTTTCCCTACACACAGAAGCGGGCCGGATATCCGCAGATCATGGCCAGCCTGAAGAAGGCGGCGCTGAAGAGCTACGTGGTGGATGACAGCCAATACCTGCTGGTCAACGAGTTTTTCGACCGGGCGCGGGAGGTTGGCTATCAGAAGTTTACGGACATGGCGCTGAACTTCAGGAACCTGATTCACTTCGTCATCAACGGGATGCCGGACGACCGGATCGTCTACTTCCTCCACCACACAGAGACGGACGCAGCCGGGAAGATCAAGGCTAAGACCGTCGGCAAGCTGCTGGACGAGAAGCTGACGGTGGAAGGACTTTTCGACATCGTCCTGCGGACAGAGATCGACCAGGATGGGCATTGGTTCAGGACGCAGAGCGACGGATACGACACCGTCAAAAGCCCGGAAGACATGTTTGAGGCAAAGATCCCTAACGATCTGGCGCTGGTGGACGCGAAGATCCGGGAATACTACGGGATGGAGGATGGCAGCGATGCCGACGAAGGAAGAGCTGGAAATGATGCTTGAGGATGATCTGAGGGCGGAGGACTTCCTGCGGCGAGTCAGCGAGGGAATTCCTTTCGATCCTGACAGCGACGGGGAGGGCGAGCCGGATGGCGATGCGGAAGAGGACGCCTGGGCGGGGCTGTACTGAGTACATCACATGTGATGTGACAGTGCAGGTGTCCTTCCCGAAAGACATGGTGATTTGTGACATTTGCCCATTCTGCAAGCCGGAATATTACGGGAGCCGGTACAGATGCGAGCTTAACAGCAAGATACTCCCGTACCACAGCGAGGACATCGGGCTTGACTGCCCGCTGCCGATAAAAATGGAGCCGGAAAACGGCCAAGAACAAGAAGATTAAGGAGGACGAAAACCATGATTAACTACGATGGAATGAAAGCCGAAGCCAGCAGGAGCGCGTTTGAGATGCTGCCGGAAGGGGCCTATGTGGCCAAGATTACCGCCGTCAAGATCGACGGCGAAACCCCCAACCAGAGCCTGATCATCCGGGTGGATGTCGCCGAGGGCGAGCATAAGGACTACTTCACGAAGCGCTATCAGGCCGAAAACACCGGAAATTCCCGCTTCCCGGCGAAATATCGCGGAGATTACCGCCTCCGGATCCCGAACCCCGCCAGCGACAGCAAATACCCCGAGAGCGACAAACGCCAGATGAATGACGCCATCTATCGGATCGAGAGCAGCAACCCTGGGTTCCACTTTGACGGGGACGAAAAGAAGCTGGTGGGAAAGGCCGTCGGCATCACCATGAGGCTGGGAACCTACAATGATAAGCCTTTCACGGTCATCGGGCGTTTTGAGACGGTGGACGACGTCAAGGGCGGACTGTGCAAGAAGATGGCTCCAAAGCAGCCCTCCTGGAGTCCTGACTATCTGGCTGCAAAAGAGCAGGCCGAAAGCGCCGTTCCCGCCGGATTCACGCCTGTCGATAGTGAAGAGATCCCTTTCTGATGGTTATTTATGAGGATACCCGCCAGCAGCGAGACCAGCACAAAAACATTTGGGCGTACTGCGAGCGGGAAGGCATCGAGATCATCAGGCAGGCCCTGAACGTGGGCGATTACCAGATAGCCGGGAAGGGCGATATCAGCGTGGATACCAAGCAAGGAGTGCCGGAGCTGGCCAGCAACTGCTTCCAGGAGCATGAGCGCTTCCGGAGCGAGTGCGAGCGAGCGCAGCGTTGTGGGATCCAGCTGATCGTCCTGACGGAAGAAGTCCTGCCCGGGGGACGCCTTGAAAACTGGCGTTCCCCCATGGGCCGGGACGGCAGGCCCAGGTTTAAGTTTGATCCGGCCAAGCTGAAAAAAACCATGATCACGATGCAGGAAAAGTATGGCGTCAAGTTCAGATTTTGCGACGGGAGAAGCACCGGAAAGATGCTGATCGAGTACCTGGAGGGCAAGCGGAAATGACCAAGCTGACAGAGACGGAGCGGGATGCCTGGAAAGACGCCTATAAGCTCCACGAAAAGTACCACGATATGACCGGAGAAGAGTACGAGTGGACGGCGCTCATCCGAGACATTCAGGCCGCGCTGGCGCGATACGATGGACGCGACAAGCGGCTGGCAAGCGCCATCATGATGTCACTTTTTGACTGGCTGGACGCGGAGATTAAGATGATGCGGACGGCCAAGAGCGAAGAACCCGTGCAGACCACTATGGAGGGGGTGATTTAATGGGCCTGAGAGAGGCCGCGCAGATCATCAAAGACACGGTCAGCATGGACGACATCCTGGGG